GTGGGTTGCACCCACTGCCCTGCAGTCAATCAATTACTAGTGGTTACACGTAGTCAATGCTTGATGATGATTCGACACGGTAAAGTGACTCTTGACGATAGATCGCCCAGCCGCCTACTCCGTACCAACCAAGTGGACGCTGACGCATCAACTTATCAACGACCGGACCGATCACAACGTGGAATTCTTCAGCTACGGCTTCAGACAGAGCTTGCTGTCCAGCGAAGTAGGTGTTGAATACCTTTGTGATTGGAGTCACTGTGACTGTTGCACCTGATGTGACACCAGCTGATGTAACAGCAGCTGAGAGTGTCCAGATAAGGCCAGTTGAATCGATAGATGTAACTGTTGCGCCTGTTGCAAGACCTGTAGCAGCAACCTGATCGCCGACGTTGATTGACAACGCGCCTGATGTAGCAGCTGTTACTGTGATGGTTGTAGCACCTGAAGACGCAGCTGAAGCTGTTGCTGTTGTCCAAGAAGTCTGGGCAGCACCTGTCTTAGCAGAGAACATACGAGGTGACTCGATGTAGTACGCACCTTCGTACGAACCAATTTCGCCAGCCCAGATCTCATCTGCAGCTTGGTACTCGTGTGGCTGACGCCATGATCCAACGCCTGTTTCAGAGCGGAGATCAAGGGCAACCTCTGGGTGGATGTACGCAGCGTACATGTTACCCTTGCGAGGAATTGCTTTGTTTGTGCGTAGCTTAGCTGTGACCTTACGGGCAGTAGCTGAGTTAAATGTGTTTGAAGAAGTCAATGAAGCAGTTGATGTGACTGAACTTGGGCGAAGTACGTTTGTACCTGCAGCGAGAACTGTCTGAGCAACTGTATCGATTGAGTCTGCCATGTTGAACGCGATGATGTTAGCGATAGCTGGATCTACGTCAGCAAGGCTGAAGAGTTCCAACGCACGTGTTACGAGCACTGCGTTACCATACTCGGCAAGAGTAATGGTTGTGTATGTTGGTGTAGCGAGCGCTACTGCATCCGGATCAACTGTCTCTGTGAGAGAGTTGGTCTGTTGTGTCAAGTCAACGTAACGTTGCAATACAACAGATGAGCCCGGGATGCTTTGACGTGCTGGTGTCTTATCCGCGATGTTACGGATAAGAGGTTGAGCACGAAGCTGGAATTCGATAAGGCGATCGTACGCCTTCTGAACTAAACCAGCACTTCCGACTGTACCGCCAAGACTGGTCGAGCCAGTATTTGTATAAGCGTTAGCCATGTTGCACCTCCTATAAGGTTAGAGTTGGGTTGTTATTAAAAGTTTCCGCTGCGAATCATTTCGAGCAGTTCGGACTCGCTAGCATTAGCGACCCTTGCTGCAATATCTTCGTCACGGCCGGGTGTTACTGCACCCTGCGTAGCAATGTCCTGCTGGCGTAATGCCGCACGGTCAATTTGCTGTTGAGGGTCTACCTGCTTTTGCGCGGTAAATCCAAAAAGATCACCGTTGTCATCGAGCCAGCTGTTAACCGCATCCTCGTTGATACCAGTATCAAGATCTTTTAGAATCAATCGTGCCGCTTTAGGATTTACACCCTTTTGATCTAGGACTTTTTGGACGATTTGCTCACGACGGAACTTGGATTCTGTCTCAAGTGCCTCGGTGAGTTCTTTGATTCGCTTCTCGTCAGCTCGCTTAGCCTTACGGAGCTTCTTTAGTAGATCGCTTCCGTCGTTGTAGCCATTTGAGTCTGACTCATCAAGATCGAAGTCATCGTCATTGTCGTAGTCGTTTGTTGCCATAGCAACCGTTCTCCCATTCTGTTTATGTGTATCGCAGACCTCACGGACTATTCGGGGAAATAGCGTGGCTTCTACTACCGGTCTTACATACTCTTCCCAACGCCGGTGTTTAGGGAAGGATTCTGTTTAGAACTTACCTTGCATTGACTTTCTCAAGGTTTCGATTCCGGGGTTGAGACCGGATTGGCCTTGGAAGTTAGCTGTTTCATAAGCGCTAAGCTTCTGCTGTGTTAAAGCGGCCTGTCCATTGTTCAGTAGGTATTGCTGTTCAGCACTCTGCTGGTTGTAGTTCAACCCAGTCTG